ACACATTTTTTATCAGCAGTAGCGGGTTTTTATTTCGGTTCTGCTGCAACAAGGAGATAACATGCAACCTGAGCTATGCACATTAAACTATGGAATATCAGTTTTTTGCTTAATGTTAATTTTATATATAATTTTTAAGGATGACTAATGGTTGCAAAAAAATATCAAAGCAAAACAGGTGGTTTGAACGAAGCAGGTAGAAAGTTTTTTAAAAGAACTACTGGCTCTAATTTAAAACGCCCTGTAACAGGTAAAGTAAAACCAGGTTCTAAAGCTGCAAATCGCAGAAAAAGTTTTTGTGCAAGAATGGGTGGAGTTAAAGGACCTATGAAAGATAGTAAAGGCAGACCAACAAGGAAAGCATTGGCTTTACGGAAATGGAAATGTTAATGAACAAAATTTATTTAGCTTTAATTTTATTAATTATAATTCTATTAGGTTATACAATAGAAGATGCAGTATCAGATGTCACATCGAGTGGGGCTACTACTAATACTCAATCTAATAATGCGGGAAGTAATACTGCTATCACGGGCGGGTACGAATCTAGCACTACATATCAGTCAGGTAGTAGTTCAAACTCTACCACTTCTAATACGACAAATAATTCAACGAATCAAAAGACTGCTGTAAACACATCATCAGCACCAAATTTATCTGTATATGGCCAAGATAGTTGTGTCATACCCCTTTCTATTGGTATGACTGTTATTGGCTTCAGCACAAGTATGGGTACTTATTACCATGATAATGAATGTGAACGCAGAAAAAAATCTAAATTATTAAATGGGTTAGGCATGAAGGTTGCAGCAATATCATTGATGTGCCAAGATAAATCTGTATGGAAATCTATGATGGACGCAGGTACACCATGTCCTATAGATGGATTAATTGGTGAACAAGCTAAACAAAGATGGGAAGAACTAGGAAATGAAAAACATTTTGATAATGCTAATGCTACCTTTAGTGGCAAACGCAGACACTTCAGCAAATCTCCTTAATCAAAACTTTGATAGTAATGCTTGGTCAGGTACTGCAACAGGCAGACATGGCAGTAATGAAATAGCAGCTCAGCATGGACAATACTTAGAATCTACAATCAGTTTATCTAACACACTTACAGAAGACCAAATCAAATATGGTTGGACATCTACACTAGGTGCTGACATATGGCATTGGAATAATGCAACAAGTGAAACTGAGATGTTACAAACCATTACAGCTAGTGATGGCACAGTAACAACACAATCTCGAAAGGTAACGCTATCAGGTTGTGGCTATGTTAATTGTGGCTCACACCAAACCTATACTGATAGTTATACAGAGGGTATGAATGGTAATACTGACTACGATATTACGGTTAGATTTAATTTTAGTGAATCAACACAATCGCCATATCATTGGGCAGTTGATTTAGGAAACCCAACACTTGTTATTGAGTATGAACCAAACCCTGTATTTCTATCTAGCACACAGGAAGCAGAGATTAAATCAGTAGTCGATAATGTAGAAGAAATATATATAGAAGAATTTGTTTACGAAGAACCTGTTATTGAAGAGATTATTTTTGAAGAACCTATGGTTGAAATCATAGAAGAACCTGTTTTTATAGAAGAAGAATTTATTGAGGAGACTATTGTCTTAGCTCCTGCTATGATAGAACCTGAGATAATAGAAGAGGTTATAGAAGAACCGGCTATTGAAGAAGTGTTTGAAGAAATAGTAGAAGCACCTATCGAAGAAGAACTTGTGGAGGAGATTAATGAAACAGAAACTATCGAAGAAACAGAAAGAGATACAGAAGTTAATGAAAGTAACGGAGATGTTATCGCAGAAGAAAGAGAAGTCGATAACGAGAGTGGGAGTATTGAAACCGAACTAACAATAGAAGAAATATCTATTAAGGTAGCTGATAAAATTAAGACAATAGATGGTCAGCTCAAAGCTACACAAATGATAGTAGCTAAGGTTATGCAGAAACACAACAAGATATCAAGTTACTCACAAGTAAACACAGACATCTTTATACAACCAAATATAGTTGATATAGATATAGGTACATATACAAACAATACCTATGTAGATATCAGAAACATTTATCCAAACCAAACATACGAGGACAGACTATGGACATCAAGGTAATTGCAGGGATACTAGGAATAGCTATCAGTCTTGGTAGTCTATTCGTATTTCAAGGACAGTTAATACAGAGGGTTGAGGTGCTAGAATCTAAATCAGTACCTGATATTACCCCATTAGAAAAAGAATTATCTATACTCAAATCACAAGTAGAGGATTTAAAAGCTAGAAATAGTAATCCATTAATGAGATGATAAAGATAATGAAGTTCTTATTAGGTAAGATAAGAACCAAATATCTAAGACCGGAGATATCTGTCTTAGAGTTTATACTAATATTGGTTATGTCATATTACATCACTGGATGGCTATATGCTTAAACTAATAGGAGATAACTATGAGTGCAAATATCCCTTACACAAAAAGGGAAATGCAAATCATCAAAGCAATCCGTGCTATTGACCCTAACATTAGGTTCAGTATTAAGAACAACATAAAGAATAGACTTGACTACAAGTATGGTGGTATAGTATTCTTTAATTGTCTACCAATAAGTTGGGACGAAGTTATGGATAAGATTGATGAGCAAGAAGAAAGAAGACCTTATTAGTAATCCTCCTCATTACACAAAGGGGATTGAAACTACTAGGTATATACGGTCATGGGATATGGACTATGTGCGTGGTAACATTATAAAGTATGTTACTAGATTTCCATATAAAGGTACTCCTGTGTCTGATTTAAAGAAAGCTCGTTGGTACTTAGATTATTTAATTAACGAGGAAGAAAATAAATGAGTGGTCAGATACATAATAGTGGTGGTAACTTTAGTAAAGTTGGTATCATACAAAGAGATGATGATGGTAATGCATTACAATGCCCTCATTGTGATTCAACCCATTTAATCAAATCGGGTACATGTGGTACTCATAAACAAAGGAAGAGATGGAAGTGTAGGAATTGTAATAAAAAAACAGTAAGTCCTAAGATTATAAAGAATTACGAACTAGAAGAAGCAGAGAATCTCGATTGGTCTACTGAAGAACTAATCAATGCAAGAACAGAAGTCTTCAAAAGAAAAGAAGCAAGAGAAAAGTCAGAGAAGTTTGTCAATATAAAAATTGATGACAAGAAACCTATAGGATTATATATACAAGGAGACCCCCACGTTGATGATGATGGGTGTGACTGGTTATCATTAAGAAAACATATAGATATAGTTAATGAAACAGATGGGATGTATGCTTGTTCTGTTGGAGATTTATCTAACAACTGGGCTAGGCGTGGTAAGTTAGCAGGATTATGGGCAGACCAAACTACCAATGGGGAACAGCAATGGCAGTTAGTTGAATGGTTAGTTAATGCAACACCTTATATATTTATTGTTGCAGGTAACCATGACATGTGGGCTATGGAGGGTGACCCAATCAATTGGATGTGTAAACCTCTAAAGACTGTATACTCTAACCACAACGCAAGACTTAAAATTAAATTACCTAAACACGAAATCAAAGTGAACTGTTCTCATAACTTCAGAGGACACTCAATGTATAATACAGCTCATGGTATTGTTAAACACGCATTGTTCAATGCAAGAGACCATTTACTTATAGCAGGTCATACACATGTATCAGGATATAGTCCTATTAAAGATGCGAATTCTGACAAAACTATGCACTGCGTACAAGTTGGTTCTTACAAGAAGTATGATAACTTTGCAAAGCAATTAAACCTACCATGTAAGATGATGTCAGCTTGTGCTGTTGCTGTATTTAATACTAATCTAACTGAAGACCACCCTGACTTTATTAAAATATTTTGGGAAGTAGAAGAGGGTGCTGAGTATCTAAACTTTTTAAGGAACAAATAATGATACCAACTCTAACATTTTTAAATTGGGAAGACGCTGTTACACCTACACAAGGGTGGACAGACATTAAAGAATTAAAACCTGAACTAGCAGATTGCATATCTTTAGGTTTAATAGTAGAAGAGAATGATAAAACAATTACTATTGTATCTCACATATCAGGCGATAAAGAGGGAACAGATATAGATGGTAGTTTAGTATTGGACAAGTCTTGGATTAAATTTAGGATAGATGTACCAGTGCCGGACAATCAACTAGAAAAACTTAAACAATGGTTACTAAAGAGGGTAGAAGAATGAGAGTAGCAGACGAGAAGAAAGAAAAATTATTTGTAGAATATTTTACAAGTGGAGAGACATTAGCTAACGCAACTAAGTCAGCACAAAAAGCAGGGTATAATAAGAACCCATCTCAAATGGGATACGTTCTCAAAAAGAAATACGAGAAAGAAATCAGAAAGATTAACGAAGAAAAGATTACCGGTGTATCAGGTAAAGCAATCAATGTACTTGAAGACCTATTACATTCAGACCAAGACTCAGTAAGATTAAACTGTGCTAAATTAATATTAGAACTGGGCAACTACTCATCACAAAATATTAATATCAATATGGAAGACAACAAACATAAGACAGATGCTGAGTTGATTGAAGAATTACAGGGACTTGTTGCTAAGATTCCTGCATTAGCACCCAAGTTAATGGGTATTAAGGATGCAACAGTAGAAGAAAAACCTGAAAGCTCAGATAACCTATCTACAAAGGACGAGAAAAGAGTTACTCATTAGTGGGTAGCATTGGTATAGGGTAGTATATTTACACTCGATAACGTCCATCCTAGCCCCCTATATCCTGCCAAGAGTATACGATACCGGACACTAAGACAACAAATCCTATTGCATTAATAAATATCAATGGATTATCTTTAGTTAGGATACCGGTAAGCAACCAACCGAGTACCCCAACCACTTGAACATATAAGTTTAAAGGATATATGTTATATGAAGTTAAAAATATTCCAATCGTAAGAACAATTGAACTGAACCATTTAAGT